TTCGCCTTCGTAGTTGAGTGACCCTGCAACCAGGTTGGCGTTCAAATAGTCGCCAGTTTTAAACGGCAGGACAGTTCCATTGGCGTTGCCTGTGCCTGTAACCGACGAGACGAAAGCATTGACTTCAATGCTGACATCCAGCGAACCGGCAGCACGTATCTTGCCCACACAGTTCACGTTCGCTTCAGCAACAGAAACGTTGTCGTCCAGCGAGCCGGACTTGGCAATCATGTTGATGGATGCGGTTGTGTTGGCTGTGCCTGTGGTTTGATCCAGTGGAGTCAGTGTGATGGTCCCGTTTTTGAACGTGACCGGCTTGCCCTTCATGGCCATATCTAACCTCTTTCAATTGTCGAAGATTTCGACCTTCAGTGTGAACTCAAATACCCAAACGTCCAACTGACCAACCTTTGCCGGACGCGCCAAACTATCCGGTTCGATTTGAACCGAGGTAATTTTGTCGCCCGCCAGAGTGTCCATTTTCTCAATTGCCGATTCGCCAATTGACCAGGTCGATTCCGCCGATGTGGTCAATATCGAGATTCGATAATTGTGTGAATCCATATGCGAACCAGCCGAAAGCGGAGTGCGTGAAAACCCGGTCGCCTCCATCACGGCCAATGGTGGAACAAGTGGGTCTGGTGCATATTCCAACCATAAGCTGGGAAGCCCAGTCTGTGCGGCCCAATGCGATTGAATGACCAGCGGGGCGTTGTAGCTCATGAGGCCACCGCCGGCACAGGCTTGCGGCTGATCACAGTGACAGCCGTGTTGTGGCCCAGTCCAGCGGCCTCAGATGATGTGGAGACCTGTCCAGTGGCTTCACGGCCTGATGCGGTCAGCACCTTGACCCAATGATTAGTAGTCAACGGCCATGATCCGGCCAAATATACGGAAAACATTTGTCCCTCGCTTTCGATCGGTGGCCCATCTCGCTGGATGGATTTGAAATCAACCCTGCATTTTGGCGTGCCGATCACGGTAAGCGTTTGCACCGGCTGACCCATGGAGCCTTTGGCGTTGGCTTCCAGGTAGATCGTGGCACAGGAGTTTAACAGTCGTTCCGGCAATGGCATGTTTCCCTCTTTCGTTAAACCGAGGCTTTTAAAATGGCCTGGTCAAATCGGTTCATGATTTCGGCTTGCTGCGATTCCATGGCCGGTCGCATGTATGGTCGAGGAGGCAGATTTATCATTCCTTTACCGCCAAGCTCTTGGATTCGTGCATATTTCAAGCCTTCCATGGGTCCTACTTTGGCGTGTAGTCCGCCTCGTGATGGTTCAATCACAATCTTTTGGAGGTTGCCACTCTGCCTGTGCGGAGGCGAGCCAGGTGCGGAAGCTGTTGTCCAGCGATTCTGGGGTGGACCATACCAATAAATCCGACTGGCACCCTTATGAGTCCCACCAAACCGCAGTGTGGACTTGCGTCCCTTGACCGTCTTTAAGCCTTGGACCTTTTTCAATCCGCTGGAGAATGTCAGAGCGTTTTTTTGAGTTGCATTTAAACCTTTGAAAGCCTTGCCAGTCTGCTTGTTAAGATCTCTTGTGGCGGCGGCACCAGGTTTGTTCAGCAGTTTGATAGCTGCGTTACGGACCTTGCCAGCCGAAATGCGGATTGCCTTTGACAACTCTTTGTGCAGGCGAGCCTTGTACGCTTCGCCATCCCATTCCAAGCGGAAGTCGCGGCTGATCATCCCATCACCACCACTCTGTAAGGCTGGAGCAGTTGCATGACCATCGCATTTAGTCCGCCAGTGGTTGACATCTGATAAGTCGCAGAATAATCGCCAATTCTTTCGCTGGTGAGAACACCGGGATTCTGACCATTGTTTTTTAAATGCACAGCCGTTAATGCGATCGCCAATTTGACATCGGCAGTCAGGTCAGCAGGTAAAAAGGAACGGGCACAATATTGGTCGATCAATGACGATGCCGCCGACAGGTAGGCCACAGCAGAGGCAGCGGTCCAGGTGCTGATCACATCGGTGTAGGTGGTTGCTTCGGACTGCGAGATGTAAGCGGCCATTGTTTTACCTCAAGTTAAAATGAGACCCGGCGGGCAGGGAGAGACCCGCCGGGCTGACCAACAAAACCAAACTCAGGAAACAGCTTCTTTGATGCTGGCAAATGCGTTGGCATCGCGAACGGCACCGCCGATGCGGTACTTGTAATTTAGCCGAATCAAGTTGTCGCCTTGCTTCGACATGTCATCAATGATGACCGTAAAGCCTTGGCGAACGAGCAGGTAGTATTCCTGAAAGTCACCAATCAGAATCGAGCGGGCATTGGCTGCCCCAGAGGCTGGCATGTACTCGACATAATTCACCGGAACTCCAAACATTTGATAGCTTGGAGAATTTGCGAACGTGCCTTGTTGGAAGCCTGAAAGCAGTGGAATTCCTTGGGAATCCTTGACTTTGTAGAGCTTGCCATGCGTCGAACGATTCATGATCCAAGACAGATTGGAGCTGTAGGATTCCTTGAAGGAGAAAAACAGGTCAGCCAGGTTGTCGTAAATCTTGGCGTTATCCACACCAAGGCTTGCCGATGTGCCTGAAAGCTGTGTGCCGATCCCGGTGTTGGCCAGAATGGCTTCCAGTGAGTCAGAAAGAGTGGTCGCCGAAAAGACTTCTTTGTCAATTCGGTTTGCAAACAATTTGCTCGACTCTTGTTGCAGGTAGCTGGACATTCCCGGCGCATCTTGGAAGAAGTCAGCCGAAATGTCTTGGACCATCGTACCGGTCTTAGCCGTAACGGTGAGCTGAGAGAACGGACCGGTGTCGATCGCTGTGGCTGTCGGCGATTCACCTTTGACTGGTCGGTTGTTGGTACCAATGATACCGACGCGCCCACTGTCCGTGTTTGTGTCGGTATTCTTTGGGAAGGTCACGCTGGATACATTGGTCGAGATCACCCGACAGAGTTGCAACGCCTTCGGCGTGACGGATCGCGGGGTGATCAAATCAAAACGGAAGTCAGGAGCGACAGCATTGGATCCGTTAGTGGATGAAGCCAGAGTCATGGCCTTGCTGAACGGAATAAAAAATTCATTCCATCCAAGGTTCCTGTCACCACCTTTACCGTATCGTTCGAGCATGTCGCGGTGATTGCGGCTTGTCACGCGATCGACGTTACCACGGGCTTCCAGAAGCCCTTCAAACGCCTTGCTATAGTCGCGAGACGAAACCGCTTCAGCGTCTGTCAGGCTGGCAAGGTCGCCACCGTCAATCACCTGGCCACTGCGACGGTCGATTGTGGCCGCCTTGTAGGTTGGCTGTGGGCGCTGTGGCTTGGCCGACAGGCTTTCAATCATGGAGTTGGCGTTTTCAACAGCCTTCACCAAATAGTATTCCTTGTCGCAAGCCTCAAGCCGATCGTTGGCGGCTTGCAGGTCGGCAGACTTTTCAGCCCGAACATCGTCCGGAGCCGCAAGAATTTCGTCACGCAGAGCAATCACTGTGGAAGCGAGTGCAATGCGGTCCTCAGCGATGGATGCCGCTGAGCGGATTTCGTTTGTAATACTCATATCAATCGAACCTTTCGTTTACCGCTTGGCGGCGGTCAATATCCAATCAGCCAATTCCGCCTGGCGAAACAGTTTCGTCAGGAGTTTGGCATCCACCACCGGGGTCGGTGTTTCGTCGTCGGAGTGTGCTTTGACACTGATAATCGAGGCGTCTGAGTTGGCCGGGATCGGCACCACTGAGACTTCAATAATCTCCGATACTTCTTTGATCAGGTTTGCACCCTTTTCGGCGAGCCTGATTTGACTTGCGTTTGGTTTGTATCCATACCGGTCCCAAAGTTCTGTGACCTGCTTTTTGCTCAATCGTTCCGGTTGTCTTGCCAGAAATGAAATCGACATCTTGCGAACCGCTTTTTCACGGAGCAGAATGCGGATATCCTGACCGGCTTTTGTGGCGGAAAATGTGACATCCACTTTCAAACCAGACCGGTCTTCAGTCGCGTCATTCAGCGTGCCGATCACCGCTGAGGTCTTGTTTTCGTGGTCAGATAGGACCAACCCACCAGAGTCCATGAAGTCCTGAATGGACTTCTGAAACGCACCAGGCAGAATGATATCGCCTTGGCGGTCGATGTTCAGAAAGCGGGCAGCATAGCCCACAAATCCGCCTGTATCGCTTGTTTTGATGCCGGAATCAGTTGATTTAGTGATCATTGTCAGCCTCCAATATCCGGCCTGTTTTTGTGAATGATTTGGCGTTCCCAACTGCAACCGATTGATATCCAGCCTCTTCAGCCGCAGCAAAGTCGATGTCT